ATTGGGATGCAACCGCAGATGTATTTTGCTGGTGTGTGCCACAAAATTCTCAATACACGATGGATTTCGATAAGTTCGGCGGTTTGACTAACAACGCAGGCGCTGGCGTAACTGGTGATGTATTGTTTAGCACTGCGGATGCTTCTGCTGGTGACTTCTATACCATCGTCCTTGAGATGGTTAAATCTTACGGTTAATTATGTCAAGCAAATCGACAGCCCAATCTTTAAAAAAGGCTGGGTTTTATGAAGAAGGCAAAAGCAAGCCAGAGCGTTTGAAAATTGTCAGCCAAGCAACAACTAAACCTGAAAGGTTGGAAATTGTGGAAAAATTATATTCAGGCAAAAAAATGAAAGGCGGTGGCCTCTATGCCAATATCAATGCAAAAAAACAAAGAATCGCTGAAGGCTCTGGCGAAAAAATGCGCCGAGTGGGTAGCGAAGGTGCGCCAACGGCTAAAGACTTTAAAGAGTCAGCAAAAACCGCCAAAATGAAATCTGGCGGCAAGGCGTCAAAGTCTTGCTGGTAAATCATGCCAAGCAAATCATCTTCCCAGCACAAATTGATGGAGGCGGTTGCGCACAACCCTTCGTTTGCTAAAAAGGTAGGCATTCCTCAAAAGGTGGGCAAAGAGTTTGCCAACGCTGATAAAGGCAAAAAATTCAAAGAAGGTGGGCCAAACCTTTCTGTTAGCCGTGGCGAAAAATTGCCAACAAAACAAGGCGCAGGTCTTACGCAAAAAGGTCGCGAGAAGTACAATCGAGAGACTGGCTCAAACCTCAAGGCTCCGCAACCTCAAGGTGGCTCACGCAAAGATTCATTTTGCGCCCGAATGAGCGGGATGCCGGGGCCGATGAAAGATGAAAAAGGTCAGCCAACTCGCAAGGCGGCGGCTTTAAACAGATGGAAATGTTGATATGGCGTACTCAGGAACTGTTGGTCAGACAGTCATCAATGTTCAAACATTGATTGATCACGGCGCTCGTCGCTGTGGGAAACTCGCCGAAGAGTTGACCTCTGAGCAGGTTCTGTCTGCACGCCAATCGCTTTATTTCCTCTTGTCTGATCTAGGCAACCGAGGCATTCAATTTTGGACAATGACCAAACTAGTGATTGGTCTAACCCCTGACAAGTACATATACGAACTGCCCAAAGGCTCTATTGACCTCTGGAACACGCTTTATCGCACGATGAGCCGCCCTAGTGGGTCATACACCACTTCTGCTGGCGGAACCGTTGCAAACGCGTATGACGGCGATGTAGACACCATTTGCACGCAGACATCGACCAATGGCAACATTGCTGTCAACTACGGCGTTTCAAACCCAACCTACATTGGCTCCATTGGCTATTTGCCTGCGGCCACTGGCACTTTGTCAATCATCTATGAATGGTCAGAAGACGGCGTGACATGGAAGACTCTGGTTGACCTTGGCTCTGTTGCTGTTGTGGATAACGAGTGGATTTGGACTGACATTGAAGCAGGTCAGACTGTCCCCTACTATCGTTGCCGCGTTTACAACGGCGGTACGCTGTCTGTTCGCGAGTTGTACTTTGGGAACAATTCGCTTGAGGTGCAGATGTCTTCACTGAACCGTGACGACTACACCAACTTGCCCAACAAGAATTTCACGGCCAACCAGCCGTACCAGTATTGGTTTAACCGCCAAATTCCAAAACCTGAAATTTATATTTGGCCTGTGCCGTCAACTGCTTTTGTGCAGATGGTTTGCTGGTACTCGCGCCAGATTGAGGATGTGGGCGCTTTGACCGACGAGTTGGAAATTCCACAGCGTTGGTATGAGGCTGTGCAGATGATGCTGGCTCACAAGATGAGCCTCGAACTTCCTCAAGTTGCGATGGATCGCATTGGCTATTTAGAGAAGATGGCCGAGAAGCACCTCTACATTGCAGAGCAAGAAGAGCGTGATCGCTCACCAATTTACTGGGCACCGAACATCTCGGTGTACACAGCGTAATGCCAATCTTTCTTGACACAACAGGACTGACTTCGATTGCCATCGGTGTATGCGACCGATGCAAGATGAAACGCGCCTTTGTGCAACTGGGGCCAGACCCCAACTTCCCCGGGCTACGGGTGTGCGACCAAGGGTGCAGGGACAATTTTGACCCCTACCGCCTTGCCGCCCGTAAGACCGAGCGTATCAACCTGCGGTTTCCTCGTCCTGATGTGCCTATCGGTGCTGGCGATAACTACCTGATGACTGGCAGTCAATCAATGGACGGCACAAGCCAGTTCCAAATTTCGACTGAGCAGAACACACAGACGCCAACATTGACGGGCAACAAAGATACGATTGCGCCAAATCCGCCCGACAATACGAGTACATAAATGTCAGCACAAGTCGCCATAACCCAACTGCCAGCCGCTGGTGCCATAACAGGCACCGAAGCGGTTCCTATCGTCCAAAATGGCGTGACCGTGCAGACAACGACGGGTGCAATTTCTGCGTCGCCGTCGCAGACTTACACATACCTGACCGTCAACCAGACGCCTCAGTTGGCAAACAGCCGCTATGTTGGCGTGAGCAATGGTCTGTCAATCACTGACGGTGGCGCTCAAGGACTCTTCAATATCAGCACCACAGGCGCTTTGTTGTCTCTGGTGAACTCTGGTACTGGCTTTCAGGTAAAAACCTCTTCTACGGCCATTACAGGCCGTTCTATAGCGGTTACTGGCGTTGGCTTGGGAATCACCAACGGCGACGGCATCGCAGGCAACCCAACCATTGCTTTGGCTGGTCAGGTTCTGTCTTTGGCAAATTTGAGCGCCAATGGCTTGATGACAATTACAACTGGCGGTGTTTTGAATGCCACATCCATCACAGGCACGGCCAACCAGTTAGGTGTTGCAAACGGCGATGGCATTGGAGGCGCTCCAACAATTTCGATTGTGGACAACGCGACGCTCCCCGGTACAGGCGGCGTGGTCATCCCTAAAGGAACAACTGGTCAGCAACCTGTAGGTGTCAGCGGCCAGTTTCGTTTTAACACCACCACAAATCGCTTTGAAGGTTACATCAGTGGCTCTTGGGTAAACCTTGGCTCTGGTGATGGCACGGTCACTAATGTCAACGGTACGACCAGTCAAATTGCCGTTTTGAATGGCACAACAACGCCAATTATCAGTATTGCGTCTAACCCGATAATCCCCGGGACGGCCAGCATCACCATGCCAATTGGCGGAACCGCCGCACGCCCAACTGGCGTGAACGGTATGTTCCGCTACAACACCGACTTTGGCCTGTTTGAAGGCTACATCAACGGCTCATGGCAAACTATTGCCGCTGGCGCTGGTGTTACTTCGGTTGCCACAGGAACTGGTTTGCAAGGTGGCCCAATCACCTCTACGGGCACTATTTCAATTGCCGACTCTGGCGTGACTGCTGGGACTTATGGATCATCATCTCAAGTCCCAAGTTATACGGTCAATGCTCAAGGTCAACTGACCGCCGCCGCAAACATCTCAATCTCTGCTACGGCCATCGGTGCGGTGACCTCTGTAACTGGTACGGCTGGCGAAATTTCATCAACTGGCGGTCAAACCCCTGTTATTTCGTTGCCCAGTGCGCTGACATTTACCAGCAAGACAATTACTGGTGGCGCATTCAACATGGCTTCTGCCCAAGTTGTTTCGGACACGGTCACCACCAACACTGCGGCTCAGACGCTGACTAACAAGACAATCAGCGGTGCATCAAACACGCTGACCAACATTGCAAACGCAAGTCTGACCAACTCGTCTGTGACCGTTGGCACAACTGCAATTGCTCTGGGCGCGTCATCTTTGACATTGGGCGGTTTGACTTCTGTTGCGGTGACACAAGACCCAACAACGGCACTTCAGTTGGCTACCAAGCAGTATGTAGACGGTCTTGTGGCTACTGGCATTCACTTCCACACGCCCGTGCGTGTTGAGTCTCCAACTGCGCTGAATGCAACCTACAACCAACCCGGCGGTGCTGGTGACGGCGTTGGCGCTACATTGACCAATGCAGGCACGCAAGCCGCCTTGGTAATTGATGGGGTAACTCTTTCTGTCAGTGACCGTGTTCTGGTTTATACCCAAACAAACGCCACTCAAAACGGCGTCTATGTGGTGACTAGCGTAGGTTCTGTTTCAACAAACTGGGTTCTGACTCGTTCGTCTGATACCAACACTTATGGAATTGCTGGGCCAACCACACTGAGCGAAGGATCAACCTTCTTTGTTCAACAAGGTACAACTGGTGCTGGTGAGACCTACACCTGCAACACGCAGGGTGTGATTGTCTTTGGCACTACCAACATCACCTTTGTGCAGGTCAGTGCATCGCAAATCTATACTGGCACATCGCCAATCAATGTTTCTGGCACTGTAATTTCGCTGACAACTGTCCCTGCTAACCTTGGCGGAACTGGGCAATCATCGTACTCTGTTGGTAATTTGTTGTATGCCACTGGGGCTACAACATTGTCAAAATTGCCAATTGGCACGAACAGTCAGGTGTTGAAATCAAATGGCACGGCCCCGTTCTGGGATTTGAACCCCACATATTTGCCAGTCGTGTTGCATAGCGGCGCATCAACAAACATCCCTGTTGGAAGTGGTTACTTGCCCGTCTTGTTGCATGACGGCGTAACCATAGTCAATGTGGCTTTATTTTGAGGAATAGAAAATGACGGCACGATACCCACTCGTAATTGCTGGTGTCACGATTGAAGAGATTCAAACTGGCGACACCTATAACTTGGATCAAGGAACCAGCCTTCCGCTGACCACTGGTGTTACTGGCGTTTTGCCTGTTGCCAACGGCGGAACCAACTTGTCGTCCTACACGGCAAATGGGGTGTTGTACGCCTCAAGCACCAGCGCACTGGCTCAATCGGCAAACCTTTCTTATAATCAATCAACAAGTGTGCTGACCGTTGGGACAGGCACAACTGGCGGTATCTCAGGAGGAACCTTCTAATGGCGGCAATAAATTTCACCCCGATTTCGCTGTACTACAGCACCACTGCGGCGGCTGTTCCTTCTGCTGGCAATCTTGTCAGTGGCGAGTTGGCGCTTAATATTACAGATGAAAAACTGTATTTTAAAAACGCCGCAGGCACTGTGAAGTTGTTGGCCTCAAACGCTGTCACTGCGCCCGTTACAACGATTTCTTTTGGATCGACTGGCCTTACCCCTGCTACAGCAACTTCAGGCGCTGTAACAGTGGCTGGAACGCTTGCAATTGCAAACGGCGGCACTGGTCAGACAACAGCAGGCGCGGCGTTCAATGCCTTGTCCCCCATTACCACAACGGGTGACTTGATTCTGGGTAACGGCACAAACAGTGCAACCCGCCTTGGAATTGGCGCAAACGGTTATTTGCTTACCTCAAACGGCACGACTGCCTCATGGCAGGCGGCACCAGCGGGTGGTGTTACAACTTTCAGCGCAGGAACAACTGGATTGACGCCTTCAACGGCAACTTCTGGTGCGGTCACCTTGGCTGGAACATTGGCGATTGCCAATGGCGGTACAGGTCAAACTTCTGCCTCTGCGGCGCTTACGGCGCTTGGTGGCATCAACACTGGTAAGTCCATCGCTATGGCGATGATTTTTGGAT